ATATGAACCGCTATTAGCAGATAAAGCAGTATATCCAACAGCAACAGAATAAGAAGCATCACCGCTATCCATTGCATTTGCACCAACAGCAGTATTTTGTAATCCAGCCGCTAAAGCATAACCAGCTTGTCTGCCCAAAGCAGTATTAGAAGTTCCACTTATATTGCTTACTAATGCTTGATAACCTAATGCCACATTGTTGCCGCCAGTAGCCGTAGCCGCCATAACACCATTACCAACAGCAGTATTTGTAGAAACTGCACCTGTTCCTTTACCAACAGTAAGACCTGATATAGAAGCATCATTAGCTGTAGTAAGTGTTGTGCCGTTAAATGTTAGGTTAGCAGAACCAGCCAATAAGCCAGAGCTATTGTATTGAACTTGGGTGTTTGAACCACCAGCACCACCGATTACAGAAGTCGGATTGACCCATGTAGGAGCACTTCCTGTTGACTGAAGAATATAGCCGTTTGTACCAATACCAAGTTTAGATAACGCTGTACCTGACGCATAGTAAGGCAAATCACCTGCTGTATATGACGAAAGACCAGTTCCACCATAAGAAGTAGTAAGCGCATTAGTTAAATTTAATGTATTTGCAGTTAATGTAGTGCCGTTAAACGTAAGATTAGCAGAGCCAGCTAAATTGCCTGAACTGTTATATTGAACTTGGGTATTTGAACCGCCAGCAATACCTGCTCCACCTGCTCCAGCTAGAACTGCAATAGCAGAACCAGTGTTGTAATAAAGTTTTCCGTCAGTATTGTTTAATCCCAGCTCACCAACAGCAAGATTAGAGGTTGTTGGAACTGCCGACGCTGTTGTGCTGTGAAACAGAATAATGGGTGTGTAGCCTGTCTGTGCCATATTTAATCCTTTTGAGTCATTATATCTTTAAACATTAAAAAGTACCTCCATTGATACCACCTGTAATAGCAGTATTGGTGACATTGTAAGTCAATCCTGTGCTAGTATACTGAGGCTGATTTCCGGTAGCAGCACTCGCATAAGTAATGTAGTTTGTAGCCCCTGAGCCTGCTGCAAGATTTAAATTAGCAGCATTTGTAGCATTAGTCACAGCAGTGGTGCTAATAACTGCTACAACCTGCGCAGCAGTCGCTGCTGTAAACGCAGAAGCTCCATTACCATATGCCAAACCTGTCAGAGTTGCTACACCAGTACCTCCATTAGTCGCAGTTAAAGTCCCAGATACGTTTGTATTTGCAGTTCCTAGAGCTAAAACACCAAAAGCTGGGGCTGCTGCTCCAGCGGATATTAATGCCTGACCTGTTGTGCCTACAGCACTATAAGCATGAGCCGTACCTGTACCGTACCCAACTCCACCAGCTGTAGGGGTTGCCGTGCTGTTTGTGCCACCTAGTGCAATAGAAACAGGATTTGTCAAGCTAAATACTGAACCAGTAAGGGTTAATCCTGTACCAGCAGTATACGTACCAGCTCCGGAAAACTGAGTCCACGTAACAGCTGTAACTCCAAGAGTTCCTCCTGGATCAACTGTGCATACCCAACCTGTGTCAGCTTGAGTTGTACCTTGCTCTACAAATACAAACGCGGAGATTAACTGTGCCCATGTCGCAGCATCAACGGCTCTAGTCCAAGTAGATGCATTGGATACGTATATACCATTATTAGCTTGAGTACTTTGATTTTTAACCAGAACCCGACTAGATGAAGTAGTAAATCCATCAATCGACTGTTCTCCTGAAAGTGTAATATTTGCGGTGGTTGCTAGTAAGACTGCAGGTTTAACATTTAAACCCTGTGCTACGGCATCAACATACTGCTTAGTAGCCAACTGCAAACCAGATACAGGGTCTTGAGTAACAGTGACTGAAGTCAATCCACCCAGAGTCAAAGAAGTTCCACCAAGGGCAATATTAGTGGCACCAATAGTCAATGACGAATTGGTCAAACCACTATTTGGAATGTTAGTAAATGTATTTGTGCTACCTGAAATTGACTTGTTTGTTAGGGTTTGGATACCAGTTAAAGTCGCAACAGTTGAATCAATCGCAATTGTGACTGCGGTAGATCCGTTATAGCTCGTACCTGACAATCCAGTGCCAATAGTCAATGCGTTTGTTGCAGTTGCGGTAATGGTTCCGCTAGCACCTAGAGCAACTGTTACACCATTGTATGTCACTTGTGGGTTTGCAATTTGAGCATTTGTAACCGTGCCGCTTAAAGCAGTTGTAGGAATTGTGGTTGATGCAGTCATGGCAGATGTGCCATTTCCATACACATAACCAGTTAAAGTGGTTGCCCCTGTACCGCCATTAGCAACGTTTAATGTACCACCAAGGACGATAGCACCAGTACTTGCAAAATTAGGAGTAAAACCAGTAGTGCCTGCACTAAAACTTGAAACACCAGCACCAGAAATAATGGTTCCCCAATTACTGTTTGCATAAGCTTCTAAAGAGTTTAAGTCTGTATTGTAACGAAGCATTCCGTTGACAGGGCTTGCCGCTCTTGCAGCTGTATTACCACTAGGTACTGAAACACTAGCTGACCCAGGAAGCACAGGATTGCTTGCTAAACCTATGATCGGATTGGTATTTCCGTTTAATACAGAAATCTGATTGGTTGTTCCTGCAACAGTAGCTACTGAAATTGTAGTTCCGTTGGTCTGTAATAATCCTGTACCAGAAGTAGTTGCAAGAGCTTGTACTAATCCCGTAAGCGCAAATGTAGGATTGCCACTAATGCCATTACCGTTGGAAATACTTAAGCCTAAGCCAGACACAGACAATGTTCGGCTAGTAACTGTAGTTCCGCTGTTCTTAACTATGATGCCTTGAGAGGCATTCTCTAAACTGCCTGATACTCCATTCAAGAAGATATTGTAAATGCCTCCAGAACCTCCGTCAGAGGATCCTAGGCCTAATCCTGTACCGATGTATCGACTATTTGGAAGAGCGGGCTGAGCAGTAACAGTTAAGAAAGTTTGAGTTAAAGACGGGCTAGCAGTAATTGCACTAACAGTAGTCTGTACCGTTTGTCCATTTTGGACTATTGGTACTAACTCAGAGCCAGTAATGGCAGTCTGTGCTGGTGGAAGCTGCGAGATTCTTATATTTGCCATAATTAGGGACTCAAATTATCTAAATTTCCATCAATTGTATCCTCGGACTGCTCAGGTGCAATTCCCCACTCACCAGCAGTAGACGGAAGTGTCGGATCTTGATTTACATCATTTACAATATTAGGATCAGTTGTTAATGCATCGTTATCTGGATTAAGCGGTGCATCAGGACGTGGAAACCGAATAGAGATCTTTTCAGGCTGTCTTGCAGGCAGTCTATAGGGATCACGCTCATCATTGCAACCAAAATTGCATACTCTTAACCCAGGAATATTTCTATCATTACTAATATCATCATAGGCACGTTTCATCTTACACCTATCGCAGATAGCGATACTGAGTACCGTATTGCCACGAGTGTCTAACCAGATGCTCATTTTGTATAAGGACTTATGTTAGGTGCAAAGTAAATAGGAGACTTGTCACGCTCTTCTTGCTCTGCCATCATCCAGTATTTTTCAGCTTGCTGTTCACAATACACAATTCTTGTAGGCTCTACATTTGGTAATTCCATTGCCATTTGATGAGCTAGCATATTCTGCACTGCTAAGTACCATCTTTGAGGAATCTCAATAGATCCAGATAAAGCGCCTACATCTTGAATATATCTGTGAGCCCAAACTACGATTTGTGGCGAATAGATTTGAGGTGCAGGCCATAAGTACATAGCAGGTTGAGGAATATTCCTGTCAAACCAGTATTGCAAAGGGTAATTATTAGTAAAATTTTTGTTCGGCAAGTTGGTGTAATCATCACGATTCATTCTAGCCATTGGAATTTCAGTAGCATTGGATCCAAAAACTACTTGATATACACCCATATTAATACCAGATGTCTGCTGAATTCTCCAATATGGAACATTAGCAGAAGGATCGAGGTCATAATACAGCCATGTCCCTGAGACCCAGTTCGTGGCGCCAGGGCTATAAGCAGTTGTCCAGTTGGTGCCATCATTTGAGTATTGAATCTGTATTGTCACAGACCCACTGACAGCAGGTAGAATACCTACAGTTCCAATATAGACATTCTGCCCAGATCCGTTATTAATTCCAATAGAGCTTGTGTTATTTGTACATTGGCAAATATTGGTGTACTGACCATCAAATGCATATGAACCATTACCAGTGGTAGAATATCCGCCTGTAGTGTTCTGAGTAACAGTTCGATAGTTAGCATTTAGCACATCAACTACACCTGTGTTCAGATAGTACTGATAATGATCAGGAATTAATCCAAGCACATACTTTTGAATGCACCAATACTGAATACCTCTATTTGCCAGATTTGACAATAGATAGTACAGACTCTGAGTAGCAGCATTGACTTGCTCAACTGTCAAGTCTTCTGCTAATTTACCTGCTCGCCGAGCACCACTATCAATAAGTTGTTGAACAGTGATAACGGTTTGGCTTACTGTTCCGCTTGTACTCATTACCACCCTTTTATGTTGTGCTTTTTAGGCTTACCACCGTCTTTACAATGCCAACTTTTCAAGGATGCTGCTTTTCGTGTAGGTCGTCCTTTTTCATCTTTCATAGGACCTTTCATGCCTGACATTCTGGCACAAAATGAATCATGTCTAGGACCACTTGCTTGTGGCGGTTTTAAATGACTACCTGTTTCACGATTCACTTTTGCTCGACCTTTTGCAGTAAGGCCAGCACCTTGACTAGTAGGCTTCTTTTCACCTTTTTTGATTGACAACTTAACATCACCGCCATGAGCCATCTTCTTAGACTGTGAATGCTTTAAATCATAATCTGTTGGAGCACTTTTACTTCCGGGCTTTCTCATATGCTCACCAGAACCATGCTTAATCCGTTCTTGCTTAGCATGAATGTTTTCCCATAAACCGGGCAATTTGCCACCGTCTTTCTTCTTAACAGACCGTTTTACAGAATAAGCAATGGCAACTGCTTGTTTTACAGGTTTACCTGCATGCACTTCTGCAGCTACATTCTTACTAAATGCTTTTGGGGATTTAGATTTGATAAGTGGCATGATTATGGGAATGCTGGGTTAACGTTATTGTTATTTGCAATTAATTTACCTGTGACGATTACTCCAGCAGCAATTGTTCCTGTACTAGTAACTAACTGCCATTGAATATCTGTCTTTTCACTATATGCAAATGGGTCTGATGCACGTAATGCCGTATAATTTGAAACAAATGGTTGTTGTAATACGTTTAGCTTCACACCAGTTACATTATTAATTGCCTGAACTTTATACGTAATAATTGTACTTCCTGTATAGCTATTTGAAGTATTTACTTCAGCTAAATCTAAATAAAATGTATAACCGGCAGGAACAGTGTATATCGTACTTTGTGACTTACTTATACCTACATTAATTTGTGCAACTACGTTAGAAGATTGCTTAAGAGTAATTGTACCTACATTGGTCGTTTGACCTGTGCCGGGTGACGTCATTAGCAAACTATTGACTCTAAAATAGCTATTAACTGTCGTAACACCAGCAGTACCGTTTAGCGCCAAAGTTTCAGAAATTGGATTAAAGCTTGAATCCAATCCACTAATAAATATTTTAGCACTTGTATCATCAGATGCTGACGTACTTACAAGCGTTAAAGTAGATGCTGATGTAATGTATGTATAAGTTGATGCATTTTCCCAAATAGGAATTGATGTTGTAGTTACTGATGACTGATAACCAAATAAACTTACCACACTATGGCCCATAATCTGACCACGAGCCACTTGCAAATCAAATGGTTCATATCGACCAGCACGTGTGACTGAAGCGACAATATTATTATTGCTCATAAATTCTCCAATTTAAAAAGCGGGGGATTGCTCCCCCAACCTTTTAGTAATTACACTTAGCCTTGCCACCCATTTTATGGCGTTTAGCATGACCACCATGTTTCATAGGATGACCGTCGATCTTGTCATGACCATGTGAATGCTTTGCAGCATGTTTGTGCATATGGGTATGACCAGAATCATGATGACCATGAGTAGTGTGATGAGCAACATGGCCATGAGCATGCTTAACATGTCCACCTTTTTTGTAGCCAGCTGGTCCTTCTTTAATTTCACCAGTTCCAGCTTTCTTGGTAGGCATTTTAGCGCCGTCTTTCATGTCATTCAAGTAGCGTTTAGCAACATTCTGCGATACAGTACCGCCTTTTGCATAATGCTTCTTGCTATGACCGCCATGTTTATAACCAACACCTTCTACTCCACCTGTCTTGGTGTGAAAAGACTTAGTCTGTTTAGCTTCATGAACTTTATCTTGCACATCAATTTTTGGTTTTAATGCACTACGATCTTGAAAACGATCACCTTTAGCTGCCAAAGCTTGACCGCCTTTAGCATAGTGATGTTTAGCATGACCGCCACGTTTCAATTGCTTACCGCCTTCGTGATCAACAGGGCTTGTACCGCCTGCAGCCATTTTAGCCATGTGCTTGTGATGCTCATGCATTTTGTGATGATGCATAGATCCGCCTTCTGCATGTTTAGCTTTGTGATGCTTAGCCATTGCTTTGTGGTGTGCATGTGAGCCTTCAGGATGACCAGAAATACGATGAGCTTTACCACCGTGCTTGTAGCCAGGTCCTTCAATACCACCAGATGTGCCTTTGTGATGGGGTTTACCTTCACCTAACAAACCGCCAACTGGAGGATTGTACATACCTGCTTTACCGCCTGCTTTTAAACCACGATGAGCTTTACTAGCTTTCATGCTTTCATGATGCTTAAGTTCTTTTTCAATCTTATGCATTTCATGCATTTCTGCTTTGTGCTCTTTACCACCTTCAGCTTTACCGCCTTTTTTGCGCTGAAGAAGGGCACCAGTTGGCATAGGAGGGCGACGTCCCATTACAGGACGAGGTGCCATTGCCATCATCGGATTTCCACCCATGGCCATATGCTTCTTGTGCGCATGACCACCTTTTTTCATACCTTTACCTGCTTCATCAGCAGAAGGCTCGGTAGTCATTTCTTTTGGTTCACGACTAAATTTTGTTGCCATGATTAATTTCTCCTAATTAGGCTTGAGTAACGCCAAGAGCGCCAATACGAGTTGCATTTGGGCCGACCATAATTGCATTACATCCAACAGTTATGACCAAACGACGAATACCGTTTGTGGCGGAAGATGGTTGATAAGTACCACGAACGTCACCGGTTGTGCTTGTAGCAGGATTAGTTGTATCTGCTGCCACGAATGCGCTAGAACCGCCAGTATCACGAGCTACAGCATTTGCCCAACCAATACCAACCAAATAACCAGCATCAACAACACGAACTGGCAATCCGATCACATCAGTTGTACCAAGCGCAATTGTTGCGCCTAAAGCGCCTGAAATTGTAGCAGATACGATTTGATAGAAAGCTTTTTTACCATTAACAGTGGTTGATTGTGTTGTACCAGTAGCAATCACTTCAGTCATTGGTTGGCCGTAATAATCATAGCCTGAAATAGTGACGTTGCGGTTAGTTAATGTGCCTGTACCGGAAGTAATGCTTACTGCACGAGCACAGTCAAGTTGCAATACAGTTTGACCAGCTGGAGTAATGACAGACTTAACTGAAGTACCTGCTGTTAAAGTAATCGCACTAGAAGTAGTTTGTGCTGTTGCAATGTTATTTGCAACTAATTCTTGTGGAACAACATCCCATAAGTAGACACGACCCATAGGGCCTACACCTAATTCCATTGGTGCTGGATCGCCTAAAAGTGCATTACCACTGGCAGTAATATTAACTGTGCCTGTCGCGCTTGAAGATGCACTTACTGTATATGTTCCTGCACCGCCTGAACCAGTACCGAATGCAGTAACATAAGAACCGGCTGTTACGCCTGTTCCAGAGATATATTGACCTAATACTAATGGATCGCCAGATAATTGGGAAACAATTGTTAAAGTTGTACCAGATACAGAACCAGAAAATACAGCTTCAGTATTTGTGTTACCTGTACCCATGTAGGTTTGTGCGGGACCTAAAAACAGGTCATCTGAAAATTGTGGCATTTGTCTTTCTCCTTGAAAAGCTTAGACGAAATAAAGTGGGGAGTTAAGGTCTCCCCACATCACCTTTACATCATTAGGCTCCTGGAGTTCCCCACATAGCACGTGGATCAGTCCAACCTACCTGATAACGCTCAGTTGCTTTGTAACGCATAGAGTCGGTTTCGAAGTCGCCTTCCATAGTCTTCTCTAATGCACGACGCATCAACAGTTTCATACCTTCTGGTGCATCTGATTGAATCCACCAGTTAGTAGAAGATGTCAAACGGCTAATAACCGAGGCACCTTCTGGCAACAAACCAATCGATTTAATTGGGTTGATGTCATTGTTAGCAGTACCAGTACGTAATACGCTCTTTAGCAATACTTCTGCTTGGAACACGTTGCCTGGTGCTACAACTAACTTAAGTGGTTGCAAACGGATTTTCTTACCATTATTGTCAACAGCAAGGCGCAATTGAATTAACATTTGCTCCAACGAAGTCTGAGACAAAGCAGCAGCAGTATTTAACTGATTGCTGAATGAACCAGCTGCAATTGGGTGTGCAGTGTTAATCAAAGATACGCCGTCACCGCCAACATATGAAGAGTTAAATGCACGGTTCAATACGTTAGCGCATAGCAATTCTTTGGTTTCCACCAAAGATTGTGCCAAGTGCTTCGCATATACCTGACCAATACGGATGTGATCACCGTCTTCAACCAATACTTTGGTCAAAGCAAATGCCAATCCAAATACTTGGTAGACATAGCGTTGTAAGAACAGAACACCACCTTGTTGATAGGTTACAGGGCTGCCGTCAGGTAACTGAGGAGCTGCACCAAAACCGTACAACACTGGTTCTTCATGGTAGTTACGTGGAATACCAGATTGCTCACGGAATACAGTGCTCCATTCGTCAGCTCGTTGGTCATAAACGCCATCAAAGGACTCGTTCAGAATAGGTTCAACTATTGAACGGAAGTCCGTACTTCTCATCGGGGCTGCCATTTGTCAGTCTCCTATATTAAACGATTGCGGTGTAAGCACCGTAGAACTGAGTGCCAGACAATTGTACACGTACGATTGTATAAGCATCTCCCCATGCGTTGTCTACGTTTTGGCATAGATCAACGACACGCATTTGTCCTTGGTTGCCATTACCAACTGCGGTAGAAGCACCAAGAGTAGCTTGCGATAAGCCTGTTACTGTAGAACCAGCAGTGATATTTGTGAACAAATATTCATTACCGATACTAGTCTGAGCCATTGAACCATCAGCTTGGATTTCATAAACGATGTTGAGGTCGTTATAGAAATACGCATTGGTGGTTGAATTAGCAAAAGTTGTAGTACCAGCTGGCCAATAATTGGACACACGGCGACGACCTGTAGTATCAGTAAACTCTACACCTTGGAATGAACCAGTTACAGTGTATTGTGCTGATAAAGTTGTTGACGCGTTGCTAGCTGGGGCTTGAGTAGGAACAATCTGACCAGTGGTGCCGCTATTCGCGGATTGACCATAAGACACAGGTTGTCCTTTCAGGATATTTGAGTTATATCCTGATGGGATACCGTTGGCAAGGACCTGTGCTCTTTCCAAACCTGTTGGGAAGAATGCAGGACGCAAACCAAACGGAGCTGACGTTGCTGACATAAAAACTCCTTAAAAGAGGGGTACATCTCTTGTTTGGTCGAATTTCATGCCGTCACCTTCAATTTGGCCAATACGTTTCCCGTCACTGTCTTTTGCATTGAGTAGTTGATCTTGTTGCACTTTAATCTTCTCTTGCTCATCCATCGGTGCATAGTGATGGAGTTCTGACATCATCTCTTGATAAATGTCATTAGGAAGCTTAAAGAGCAACATTTCGTTAACTGCTACAAAACCTTCATGCTCGCCTGATTTGACTCGATAGTTTTCAAAGCCGGGTACTTCCTCGGCTTTCACTGGCACATAACCTAAGCGCATGCGTTTGTGAATGGGATCGTACTGGTTTGTTGTTGATAACCAGCATGGATGAAAGCCAGGAATTTCTGGCGGGGTCGGAAGTGACTCTTGCGTAAATTCCGAGCGGAACATTCTACGACGTTCCTGCGATGATGCTAATGAATCTTCTGCAGCTGCACGAACTGAATCATGATGTCTATCTGTTCTACCAGTGCTTAAGTTTTTCTTTAATCTGTTATCCATAATTAACCTCTATTCTTGTTTTGACGATCCCATTCAGCGAATTTACTAATCATTCGCTTACGGGCTTCAGGATTATCCCATGCGCCTGCTTCTTTAATCGCAGCCACACGGTCGGGACTTAAGCGAAACTCATTCGCTTTCGTTGTTGCCGTTGTTTCTCTTCCCGAACTAGTCATGACAGATCGCGGTCTTTGTGTGGAATTATTGGGCTTATTATAGCTCATATTATATTTCTCAGGTAAATATTTTTTGAGCCGTCCGTCGAGTTCTTCCCAATAATCTTCTGTTGTTGGGTCAAACCCTTCATCAGTCAGCCGCTTATCAATCATCTGGGCAATCTGAGACTCTTCATTTCGACCGTTAGGGTCATACCATGGGTTGTCTTCCATCCAGTCTGCTGCTAAACGTTGTACTTGAGGATCAGGAACTTGAATATTAGGCTTCTGTTGATTAATCTGTTTAGTAGCATTATTCTTAATACTTTGTAATGATTCTAATTTACGACGGGCTTCATATAGCATTTCTTCTGCTTTTGCCACTCCGTCACCGTCAGATTGACCTACAGCCTCACGCATCTTCATCTTAGCATATTCGACTTGAACGCCAGAGTCATCGATTGCTTTATCGATTCTAGCTAATTCTGCGCCTGAGGTCTTCTTTTCAACCGCGGCTAATCGTTCTGCTAATTCTTGATTCTGCTTTTTAAGTGCCGAAATCAGATGAACTGATTCTTTGGCTTTTGATTGATGCATTTTACGTTTAAGTCTTCGCTCTTCACGACGGACTTGACGTAATTCTTCTTCATCTGCATCAGTTTCTTGTTCAGTTTGTGTAGTTGGCTCACCGTCTTCTTGTGAGTTTTCACTTGCTTGAACTGATTCTTCTTGCGCTTCTTCATGCTGTGGACTAATTTCGCCTTCAGGTAAAGCTACAATAGCACCACCGTCTTGCGACTCTTCTACTTGCATATCTGCTTTTTCAGTTGAATTCATAACAGTTTTCCTTTCAAAACTTAGATGAATGCTTTAATTTCACGTGGATCGCCGGTGACTTTACCAATGAGTTCATGGTCATTAAAGAAAGTAAATAATGCTCTTCCTTGTGTACCTTTGTCATCGTTAAAATCAATTTCCCATCTATCTCCACCCCATTTAGGAACACGCACAAAATCGCCAACAGCAGCCCAGACACCTTCTGCCCATGGTTGCATAGTTTCACGATTTTTAAACGCCAAAGGGCCTAGTGCAATGACTTTACCGATCATTGTGTTCCACTTCTCCGTTTCTTTTGTGTCTTCTGGAATGTAGATACCAGCTGATGTGACCTTCTCTTTGACCGCTCTTAATTGAATAAGAACACGAGCACCGTACGGCGCCATAAGTGGGTCGACAACAGGAAACGCTTCTGCAAGCGTTTGCTCAATGTCAATGTTCGACATCTCGATTTTGCTCCTCTAATAGGTTATTTAAAATATTCAAAGATTCTTCCAATCCTTGGTGTTGACCAACTAAACGCTGATAAGTTTCAAAGTTGACTACATTGCCATCTACCATGGCTTGAGCAACTTCTAATTTACGTTGTTCAATTAGCGTTATAAAGGAGCTAACAAAGTTCATTAGCGCCCTCTACCTGCTGCTTTCTTTAGAGGCTTGTGTGCTACATGACCACCTTTTTTCAGTGTTGCAACTGAATGAGGAACTGGCTTGGTCAGTTTTGGCTTATTTCCTTTTGCAGGCAAATTAGCAATACCTTTTTCAGGGTATGCACCAATTAGCATGTTGTCAGGCTGATGTGACTCAGGATAAACCTTACCACCTTTAGCATACTTCTTTACTTTTCCGCCTTTTTTTAAGTGGTTTGCTTCACTTTCGCCACCCATGGCGATACGCTTATGCATATTAATTGCTTCAGACATTCTAACTCTCCTTCGGTTGGTGTTGGTACTTCTGCTGTGCTTCTTGAACAGTTCTTGCCATTTCAGCTTCAACCTTACGGCTGTCAATGTCCATTTCTGCAAATTTAATCTCTTTATTGACTAAATTATTCTGTGTATTTTCAACAAATGATGACTGAAGCTTGGCTCGATCTTTTTCCATGTTCTGTGACATTTGTTGTTGTGTTAACTGACCATGTTGTACAAGTTTAGCTTGTTCAAGTTGCGCTTTAAGCTGTGCTTCTTGTGCTTTCTGATCAGTTTGCATTTTAGCAGTTTGTTGCATTGCCTGCATTTCAGCCTGAACAGTAGGGTCAATCTGAACTTGGCTTTGACGAATTTGTTGAACAGTTTGTACAATTTGTGCAATTGCCTGACCAACTTCTGCAAGCATTTGTTTAGAGTCTTGATGCACATGACCAAGAGCACCTGCAACCAACTTCTGAGCTTCAACAATATGTGGTTGTACTTTAAAGATGTCAAACGGTTCACCTAATGCATCTGATGTATAGGCTTGTGTTTGTTTTAAATACCATAGTGTTAAATGCTGCTTTAAATGCTCTAACAAAGCTGGCTTAAAGACAGGGGCAACTATTGGATTAGAACCGAAAATTGGGTCTTGATCATATTGTAAGTGCGATAACATATGAGCCAAATGATCTTGATCAGGAAATGCACCAACAGGTTTTCCTAATGTCATTGCTACATTTTCTAATGCAGGATTCATGTCTTCCACTTCATGCGGATCAGGTAGAACACCATTAATATCAGGCAGTTTTATCTGTTTAAGAATACGTTTTTCAACTTCCAAACGATTATACAGATCAGGGTTAGCCGCAGCACGTTGAGAAAGTGTTTGGATTTGAGCATAGCGTTGTGATTCGGCAAAAATGTGTGGGTCACTGACTGGTATCACATCAGAGTTAGTAATGAAGTCATCTTGTGTTACTTCTAAATCAGCTACAACTTCACTCTTTCTTTGTTCATCTAAATACCATCTATTTAAACGAGTCAAGACTCTAAAGACTCGACGCTGTGAATCATGCAGTCTACTATGAATGGAACTAAATACAGCAGCTCCTTGTTCTATCAAAGCTTGTGTCGTTCCGACAGGAGCATTTGATGTAATATCAGCTACTTTTTCTTCCGATGTAGTCACTACACCTTTAGCAGCATTTGTCAACCAACCAAGAAGTTCAAAAAGTACAGGACTAGGAGGGTTAAAAGGAACAGGCATTGCAATTTTACGAACATCATCAACACCGGGAGCTCCCTCAATTTCAGATACTTGTGTAGGCTCAATTACTGTGGTTTGCCCACTGATTTTTGCTCCTTTAAGCTTGAGCATGGTAGGCGCTGTATTAATGTGTGCAGAATCCAATAAAGCACGCAATGCGCCAGTAAGAGCAGCAGAAAGACCACCAATGAGATGAGGAAGACCAATAGCATAGGCGCCACGCCAAGGAATGAACTTAAACTCAATGAGCCAGTCAAGTTTAGTGAATGAATCATCGCCGTCCTCCCAGTTTCTGTAAAGACCGACCACTGCTCTTTCATTCTCATCAATCATGAGGATATATGGAGCACGATCACCTTTTGTAAATTTATCTTCTTCAAGTTCTAACCATGTGAAGATGTGATAAACACGTCTGACACCATCTACGTTGTCATGTTTTTGTGATCTACCTTCGATCTTGTCATTTGCTTTTTGTGACTTACTTTCATTAGGCTCCATAGGAGCTCTATACACATCTAAGTCAGTATACAGTCCGTTCTTAACACGAAGGTCATATTCTTCTTGTGTAATGTCTTGAACTTCAGTAACTCGACCGGCAGTGTAAAAATTACCAGCCGCAAAAGGTAAATACACATTATCAATAGGAACGAATTCAGTGCAAGGACGTTTCTTGCTTTCGTCATACCACATCTTAAGGTACTGACTACCACCGAGAGGAAGTTGTGTGAGCATTTGCTCTTCTTCATCACGATATTCTTCAATTTGCTCGGTTAACTGCCAATTCATGAAATCGCGTTTGCGATTTGCTCTTTCTTGCTTCTCTTTCGTGGCTTCACCGATGATTTTCGTCCTGACCGGACCATCTGCTGGGAAAAGCTCTTTAATTGCTCTGGCTGCAAAGTCAACGCATGCTTCCGCCATGACCGGATGGACGACTTTTGAGGCTCCCATGAATTGAGCGCCGCCAGGAGCATCATGCCCCAGTCCAGTTCTTCTAAGTCCGTCTTCATATTGCTTATCTCTGTCTTCACGAGCTTGTTTGTCTTTTTCTATTAAATCTAAGTACTTTAAAGCAATAGTATCAAGATCCCATGAATCAACAGACCCAGAATCGGCTAGATTTTCATAGAAATCAGGAGATTCCTCCGGCCCTCTTAAGTCATCGAACCGAATAATTGCACTGCCATCCGGAAGTTCTTCTATATTATCAGCAGATGCTTCAATATCTTCAAGAATCTCATAAACAGACTCATTATCATCAGTATCAGGGTTTGACCCTTCTTCGCCTTTAATAAAACGATTGTAGTCTTGGGGAATTGGCATTTCCGGCATATTATTTCCTCATTGCGAGTTCTAGTTTCATTTGGTCGATATTAACATGACCACCGCGTTTGCGGTTTAAAGGGCTATCTGGATTAAACGGGTTTGTAGTACCGGGTACATAACCTACACCGCCAGATGGCTTTGGTGTGTTTCTTACTCTTTCAAAGATTTCTCTAAAACCAGGGTCAACTGTCTTTGGTTTTACATAGTCTGTTGTATTTGGGTTTCTTTTTTCAGGCGTTGGCGGAATATCAGATGCAGGTGTAACACCGCCGGTGTTCATTTTAACGATCTTGCCGCCTTTTTTGTGGCCTTCTGGCTTTTGGTTTTCAAATAGCTTATTAAAGTCATCGACACTAATAAATCGATTTGTATTTGGGTGATTTTCAAGAATTTTATTAAATCGTTCTACACTATTTCCCCATCCGCCTATCTTTGCAGGTGTCAAATGATGTAATACGCTTTGAGTATCTTGAAGATCGATAATGCCAGCGCCTAATAAGTCATGTCTACCTTCATCAGTAATGCCATGAATTTTATGTACATTTTCAGGATTGTTTAGTAAGTCAAGCGATTGCTCACGATATTTTTCAATAATTGGCTTATTGCCTTTACCTTTAAACTGACTTAGCATAACAGTAGGGTTGGCTTTAATCCATTTGTCTTGGTCTTCTGCAAGTTGATATTTAAGACTTGACGGTAAATCTTCATAGCGCGGTGCAACCACACTCATCTCAACAGTTGCATGAGGCTTATTTGATTTATCGCGTAATGTAAAGATCTTGGTATGCCCACTTGCTACATCATCTGTATAACAACCTACACAGTGGCCCATCATGTCACCTTCATTTTGAAGAGCAGCTTCAAGTTTTTGATATGCAACTTGTGCAGGACCTTTAGAAAGTGCTTCTTCATGTGAGTCCATAGGATCATGATTAAACAAATGTTTTGCTTGATGCTTTCCAGGTCTAGGAATTTCTATATCATATTTAGGCGTGTCAAATTCATCTCTCTGAACAATCTTATATCCTTCAGGCAGTACACCTTCTTGGTGCTCAGGTAGTTTTAGCTCATGCCATTTATGGCCGTCATTGTATTTTTTGACATGCGGAAAGTCTTTCATGTCTTCCGCTGCAGTCTTTGCCATCTGCTTTTCACGATAGTCATTGACCTTGGCAACATGGCGGACTGCATCGGCCATTGTCATACGCTCTAATGTCTTAGGAGTTAGTGCTAAATGCTGAGGCACGTTTCCTGTAAGTGAGCCACGAAGCTCATCCATTAAATGATCAAGACCAAGTCTTGTGTCGAAGTCACTACCTAGCTGATTAATTTTTGCATTGGGGTCTTTTTCTGCAGCTGACAATAAGTCAGGGTGCCGCATAGAAGTTGCAAGATAATCACCAATAAACTCTTTAGCAGGCATTGGGTGCACACTACTATCTGCTAAATCTTCCCACATTCTACCAGCAGGAGTTGTAGCATGCCCTTCAAGCGGCATTTTATTTTTCTCTCTGGCTTCTTCTAAAGCAAACTTAGACATTGGCCCAGGATGTGTATTTTCTAAGTCTTTAATGTGGCTAATACCGTGCTCATCTGCAAGTTTTCTGACTGAATCACCAGGCGTTGCCAGCTCATTTCTAAGATAAGGCTTTAGTCTGTTATCAACCCAGTTATTCAATGCATGATCTGTTGTGGCTTTGGTTGTTAGCTCTTTTAGCTCATTAGGAAAGTTTTGCTCCATCCATGGCCAAAAGTCTTTTCCATAGTGCATGCCATGCTGCTTTGTTTTATTAAAGTCCATGGCATATGCATCTTCAATACCGGGAAAACGATTGCGTATGTAGTTTGCTTGATCTTGTGTGTAGGGTTTTGATGTGTCAAACTCAGGAATGTTTTTCTTTAGTCTTTCCATGTTGCGATCTAGCCATGACTCAGGCCAGTTGCCACCTTTTTCTTTGACTGACCAGTTAATGTCTGGATTGTTCAGTGTCAGAGCTGCTTTCATCTCATCAACAGATGGCTTTTTCAGATCTTCGAGCTCTTTCTGATCTTTCATTCTCTGTTCTAGAGTGCGAGGCTCATTAGCTTTAGCTTTTTCTAAATCTGCCTTGGCTTGATTTGCCAACTCTTTAAATCCAGCTCTTGGATCAGTAGCTGATAAATTAATTTCTTGCTGCTTAGCAAGTGCTGCTCTCATTTCTTGTAATGTAGGAGTACGTTTTCCTGATGCAGGCTCAAAGATAGGATTGCCTTTAGCATCATTGCCTCTTCTAACAATAATCTGCGACGGATTGATTTTTCCTTCTGTATGAATGTCAGGAATAACATCATATGGGTATATCTTATTCAGCTCTTCTTGTGACTTATTGCGAAGATAAGTGCTTAAGTCTGCTTCTACTTCACCTGCAGCATGCCGATATCGTGTAAATGGAGATGAAGAATGCATAATATGCGCTTGACCACTATTTGCATACTGAATTGCTGCTGCAGAAGGCTTAATACCATATTGTTTTTCAAAGAATGCGGCAGCTTTTTGAGCATTGATGTCAGCACTTGACATCAAATCTTCAAGATGCTGAGCTATAAAAATTTCATTGGCAGTTGGGAATGCTTTTTCTGATGTGCCTGTTTGCATTCCTTCATGGTGCTGAATAGCATGATCAATCTCATGGGGTAGTAATGCTTCTATTTTGTTTGGCGTTGCATGATTTGTATTGATTAGAATTTCATTTGTGCTTGGTAAATATCCTCCTTCATATCTCTCAGGAAGAGTCATAAACTTTACAGGCACATCAGCTAAATGAGGATATGCTTTGTACACTGTAGGATGCTCATAAACATCTTTAAGCGTCAGATCGTCTCTATTAACATCACCTAACTTAAAATTCACTTTTGCATCTTTGTCAGATAGCATTTGTCGTAGCTTGTTGTCATACCAGCGATATGTACCTGATTCTAAGTATGCTTGACGAGGGTCTGTAGTTTCAGATGCTTCATACTTAGCAGCAGATTCAGGGTTCCACAACTTTGATTTTTCACCTTGAATGATACCTAGTGCTTGTACTTCTGGCAGAAAGCCTTGCATCTGTTTGGGCATTAATGACTCACCCATGAATGCTCTGTTTGCAGCTTCTTGAGCAACTGCTTTAGCGCCTCTACCTGCAGCTTTAGCAGCTGGACCAGCAAACTCGCCTGATGCACCTAGCATGGTGTTCATCATGTTCTCTACATCTTGAACTGGTAGTCCAGTCTGATTGGAGATCCATTGTGATCCTTGACCGATGTTCTGACCAACATAGTCCATCAGTTGCGATGTTGCCTCATTCCTATAAGCAGGGTCATTGGTAATGCCTAGTGCACTACCGAAAGGCTGATTAAAGTAGCCGGCTGCTTGGTTTGAAGTCTGCTCTGCTTCTTCAGGAGACTGCCCAAATGCTCGACTGCCTGCGTACGTCGCTTGCTTTGCAAAGTAAGGAAGGACGCCACCGACTGTATTGTCAAGCACTGAGGCAACCCCTTTACCTAGATCCAATGCATTACTTGCAAGTGTGCTGAGCGACCCAAAAGGTGATACCTGAGGCTGAGGAGCTAGTTGTGCTGCTACTTCGGGTTGTTGCTGTGAAGCTTGCTGTGGAACTACTGTTTGCAATGGCGAAGTCTTCTGTGCAGACTGATTGAGTATCGCCTCGATTTCAGACGGGTCAAACGAAACCGAGACGTTCGAGCTAGGATCCATGTACACGAATCATAACACCCTTTGCCAGGATGTTACAATACTGCTATGCCTTTGACTGATGAGCAGCTCAAACTAATATCAAAACGAATTACCAAACACGATGCCGAGTTATCGAAGATGTCGCCTGAATGGCGAGCAGCTTTCAAAGCTCGGCTTAAGTGGATGACTGTAGCTCTTCCTCATCAGATCGAGCCACCAACTGACTGGGCGATCTGGCTACTACTGGCTGGCCGTGGAGCCGGAAAGACTAGGTTAGCAGCAGAGTGGGTCTGGTGGACTGCATGGTCAACTCCTAAGGTCCGCATTCTAGTCACTGCTCCGACCAGTGGCGACATTCGTGACGTGTGCTTTGGTGGAGAATCCGGCCTTCTGAACGTTTGCCCTCCCGAGATCATCGAGAACTACGGCATTTCTCTGCACGAACTGACTTTAAAGAATGGTTCTTTAATCAAAGGTATTGCCGCATCTGAGCCATCTCGCTTTCGCGGCCCTCAATGGCACCATGTCTGGGCTGATGAGCTTGCCGCTTATGACTATCTTGATGATGCTTGGGACATGATTCAGTTTAGTTTGCGGCTCGGTAAGAAGCCACGAATGGTTTGTACCACTACTCCAAAACCGGTTCCTAAGATCGTAGAGCTGTATGACCGTGATGGTGAAGACGTGCACGTCACCACTGCAAGCACCTACTCGAACATGCATAACCTTGCTCCTACCTTTCAGAATCAGATTCTCCAGTACGAAGGCACCGAGATCGGCAGGCAAGAAATACACGCTGAGATACTGAATCCTGAAGAGAGTGGTCTGGTCAAACGGAGTTGGTTCAAGCTCTATGACTCTGAGAAACCCTTTCCTGAGTTTAGCTATGTCATACAATCCTATGACGTAGCTACCTCTGATAAGACCGTGAACGACCCCACTGCGTGTGTAGTTCTAGGCATCTTCAGGCCAGGGCCGGATTCTGGTAACCGTGTCATGCTGATTGACTGTTGGTCTGAGCACTTACTGTATCCGGATCTAAGGGCTAAGTTACAGGACGAGTACACCGAGGTGTATGGCAATCCGGACGAGTTTGGGTCTGGCAAGAAGGTAGACATGATTCTGATTGAGAATAAGTCTAGTGGTATAGCACTGATACAGGACCTACAACAAACACGAATACCGATTCGAGGCTACAATCCAGGGTCGGCAGACAAAGCAACACGCCTGAACATCGTGGCTCCCATGATCGAGAAGGGGTTGATGTACCTACCGGAAAGCAGTGAGATACCGGGGCAGCCAAGGACTTGGATACAACCTTTCGTGTCTGAGGTATGCAGTTTTCCACTAGGGCGGCACGATGATTACGTAGACGCTTTGAGTCAGGCACTCCGATACCTCAGAGATAGTGGCATGATCACACTGGACTACCATGCCAGTGAACCAAGCATCTATGCCGATGATGACAATCCTAGACCGAACCGGTCCGTAAATCCTTATTCAATCTGACATCTGCAGAGCTGCAGAGAGCTGCAGAGGAAAGTGTTTACTTTAGGTACTGAGGACTGCGGACTCAGAAGCTGACCTAGCGCGCCCCCGGAGAAGTGTTCGAGGTCCTATGCTTTCTGTAGCAAAAAAGCCCACAGCTCAGTGCCCAGAGCTAAGCTGAAGCTTCGAAAAGAATCGGCACCCAACTGCTATGAGCTGAGTGCCTAGCTGCTTACTTGAATTCGATGTAAATGTAATCTGACATCGTAACTTCACAAACATCTGAATTTGCTGGGAGAGATTTAAGATATTCGAGAATCGATTTTTTCTCGATATTAACATAAACATCTGTGCCAGCGATTTTGGCTTTTAATTTCGAAGGGAAACATTCGATGTTCTTGATTGCGAACGCGTTTTTCATATTTAATACTCCTGTTTAGAATTAAGAAAATACAACTTTGTACTACAAGATTCATTATACATAGTTCTTTTAAAAAGAACATAAATTTCATTTCACATTGTGACAAAACTGAAAAAGAATTTATTTCACATGATGATATAGAAAATTGTACTTTTTCTAAGAAACGTGATATGCGTGCACAAAGAAAACTTTGTCATATAGTGAAATAAGATATTGTACTTTTTTATAGAACTATGTATAATGAACTCATGAACAACAAAAAAGAAAGAGAGGAAAATCTACAATCTAGCAGCTGAGATCAGAATCTGCAAGCTCAGCACTCGGCACAGTCTCAAAATCGCCCAGGGAATAATCCACTCCTGCGCGTCATCTCGAGAGCTCAGCACTCAGAATCTAAGCGTTCTCGAGACTCTGCTCTGAATCGGCAAGAGCTAGAGCCCGTTTTAAAGCCCGTTTGCCGAGAGCCCGATTCAATCTTCTTGGCTCGACTTTTGGAGGCTGCCAAGAATCTCATTCAGAATCTCTTGGCCCAGAGTATGATTGTTCTCGATTTGCACGGCTCCACCATCGGCACCCGTAAGCTCGACTTTGTTTCGCTCTGAGTATTTTCTAGGGAATCTGGCGGCCATGATCTTGTTGTAGACCGCGCCATTCAAGCGCTGGCCTCCCGGAGCCTCTACGATGTTCTGCAGTCCTAGATTTTCCCAATATGATAGTTCCTCTTGGATCGCCGTACGTATGGCCTGGTTAAAGTCTTCATGACTCTTGGCCCAGTTATCAAAGCAATCCCAGCCCACGCCCAAAGCACTACTCATTTGCTCTTTCGAGAATCCTTGCTTACCCATCTCGATCACTCTTTCGCAATACTCTGGCTTGTACTTGCTATTGCCGTGAATCTTCTTTTCTGACATAAATTGCTCCTGTTATCGATGGTGCGATTCTATACCTGCTGGAGCAGGAAGTAACGGTTACAAATTTTGGTTACAGTTACACAAAAACGAGGTGAGATTGTATACTATATAATATATATACTTTTATTTAATAATTAAATATATGTAACTATGTAACTCAGTTACTAGCCTTACGCAGCTGTCATCTCTTAGTTACATATTCGCTCTCAGTTACACAATTTTATGTAACTTTTTCAGCTAAATTTTAGAACTCTCAGCTCTTCTACGATTTAGAATGTAACTTATGCATCTGCATGATCAGAACACATACTAATTCTTAGCACACAGAGATGTTAGATCTGAAGGTCTACATACTTCTATAATGTAACTATGTAACTATGTAACTTTCTAACCTATTCTCGAACATTCTCACACACGAATTGTCGATTTCTTACTATTTATTTCACATAGTGATATCAAATAGTTCAAATCTATGGTATAATGTTTATGTAGTAAAAGTATTTGTGCTTAGCACTTAGCACACAGTAGATTCACAAAACTTAATTCTAAACTAAGGAGCATTACTATGAAGGTTCAAGAACTTATCGAGCGATTAAAGTTCGCAAATCCTGAAGCAGATGTACACTTCGCCTACAACTATGGCGATTATTGGAATACAGTAGTAGCACCATCAGTCAACTCAGTCGAAGATGGCATGGTTACCTACAGCGAGTATCATCGTATGGACAAACTCATCACCGATGTAGATGACGATAACGATGACATCCTCGACCCTGTTAATCCTGTCATTGTTTTAAGTTAGGATAATCATGCTACCCGAACTTATCAAATCAGGCACATGGCCATATAACTGCGCTTATACGCACAAAGGCAAAAAGTCTGACAATCATTGGATTGTGTTTGCCATTGACTACAGTACTGATGCCCCGCACACAAAGCGGATTGTCAAATCTTTTGCAACTAAGCCAGAAGCTCAGGATTTCTATAAGAATTACCTAAGCCCTATGATCGAGTACATGATCAACAAGAAATTCAGTGCTACCGATGAGTATCAACGGTTTTACTCAACATTTCATCGTACTGTTGATCGACACTTAGCTCAGGCCAAGCAGTTGCTTAGCAATCCAGATTTAAACAACTCTAACTTCACTGACTCAGTTAGCGAAGTTCTTAAATTTAGGGATACAGTATGACCATAGATCAATTACAACAGCAGATCTCAGTTCTGAAGCAACAGCTCGAAGCTACAACTGGCTATGCTCTCAGCCTCGAAGAAACCATCTGTCTTAACCTCGGTTATACAGTCGAAGATCTTCGCTCTCAATGCGAAGTAGTTCTTTATGATGAAAATGGAAAGGCACTCTAATGAAACCCGATCAAATTCGTCAGATTCTCAATGCTCTGGAAGAACACTCCAACACACCGAATCGCACATGCGTAGTTGCAAAGCAGCTCGGTTTACCTAAGTCCACTATTCAGCATGTTATTAGCGAATGGTGTATCGATACAGCCCGTCGTCATGAAGGAACTCTCCATGTCAAGCACTAAATCATTCAAAGTATCATTCATGCTAGATCTCAAAGGCATGGAATCGACCTCCGACGTTACAGCTTGGATCGAAAGAGCTATCGAACAGCAGTTAGAACGCCATGAAACGCTTCATCCTGTGATCGTTAAGCCCTTCGATGCTGACATTGGCAATACTTCACTTAAACTTCTATGAAAGATCTACTATGAATACCACTGATTCAGTTCAACCTTTTCACTTTTATGCTGCCAACTATGCAGAGTGGCGCACATCCGATAATATTAACGATGTTATCGATTGGTTCAAAAAACAGAAAGCAACCTATACCATTTTCTACGTTCCACTGCCTAATGCGGCGAATTACGAGATCAAGTGGTATGCTCCACAAGTAGAAGGTTGCCAGTACCTAGGTACATACAAAGGCACCAAGCTCTATGATGCCGAGAAAGAGGCTGCATAGGCTAACTGATGAGGCTTTAATAGCCGAAACCACAGCGATGTGGTCTTAGTCAACAACAGGAGTCAGAAATGACAAAAGATGAACTTAAAAAGCTAGCTGATACACTCAGCGATAAGATGGCAGATGAATTCCTCGATGACACAGTCGAGCGTCTTCGTGATGTTGCCACAGAGTATTCAATGCCCGAAGATCTCGATGATGTAGTCGAAATGGAAGGCATTGCTTTACAGATGTTCGTAGAAAAGATCAAAGATCGCATCGATCGTTTTTACTAACAGTATCAAGATTTAAACTATTTTACATAGTGATATGAGATAGCTGTAATCTGTGGTATAATGTTTATGTAGTAACTTAATTCTTAACTTTTAATACGGAGTAAATCATGACAATAATGCATGTATTACCGCCTACTACCATTCGTGTAGAGGTTGCAGCAGGCAAATACGTCCTTGGCGATCCTTGTTATGTAGTTCCTGACTTGGATTGGCAAGATCTTCTTAAATCTTGTGAATATTTCGAACAACCTATCGGTGAAGTACGTGGCCATCAAGTTCTTGGTTTTTCAACTCGTTGGGGCGATGGTACATATGCCGATAATCAACACAGACACTATCCTGTAGATGCAGGTTTAATTGGTTTAGTACCTATCGAATATGCAATAGGTGTTGATCCTGAATTATCACAAGTTGTTGAATTTAAAAACTCAACAACTTGCACACGCACTTCAGATGGCGTACTTACATTTGGTAACATAGTTATTAACACGGATTCCTCATATGAAGAATGACACTACTAAGCTAGTATACGTTTTAATGGAAGAGGTAGACCCGATTGCGGTCTACTATCGTAAAATCGATGCCCAGAATGATGCAATTAAGTATCAACTTCATAACTGGACCATCATAGCCAGGGAGTTAGTATGACCGATAAGCCCTTTTTAACACATAATGATGACGATTCCATCACAGCCAACGGCACATCATTGAAAGCCTACTTACATAATTTGCCATATACCACATTGGTTGATATGTTTGGCGAACCTTCTGATCATTTTGATGACTTCAAATGTGATGCCGAGTGGTACATAGAATTTCCCGATGGCGAAGTTGCTACCATTTATAACTGGAAAGATGGCAAGAACTATTGTGGTCCTTCAGGCAAAAACAAAGAAGAGATTCGCACATGGCACATTGGTGGAAAATCTCGTGATGTAGTACTAAGAATTCACCAATTGCTTAGCAAAACACCGATAAGTTACTGCTAAGCTGCTAATTGGTGTTATGATAGTTACCCGGCACAAAAAAGTGCCGGGTGAATAGTGCATAGTATTAAGTAAAGATTATGAACAAAAAAATCCCCAATGCAGAAACATCGGGGATTAAGAGGATAGACCAATGAAGTCATCTAACAATTTGAAGGAGCATTGACTTGGGTTTCAATGAACAAACAATTAGACCCGAACAATTATATCAGGACTTCTTAGAATCACGTAATTTTGATCAAGATGATATTAATGCCCTCGGTCTACAGTATTTAAGCGAACAAGATACACAAACACTTCTCGGTTTTCCTGAGTTTTCGGCATCAGTAAAGATTCCGTATTTTGATATGGATGGAAACGAAACAGATTTTGTTCGCGTTCGTGTTCTGAATCCGCGCGGAAAAAGAAAGTATAGTCAACGGCAGCATTCAGGCTCTCACATTTATTTTCCTAAGAACTCAATGTGGGCAACAGCCCGAACGAATCTAGGATTGCCGCTTATTATTACAGAAGGTGAGTTTAAAGCGCATGCAATTACCAAGGCAATTCAAAAAGAAGGATTGCCGCATATTTGTTTAGCCCTTGCAGGTGTATCATCTTGGACCGACAAATCCAAGCTGCCAATACACAAAGACCTGATGGCGGTCCTATGCAGTAAAGGTTTAGCCTCACGAGATGTGTATATTCTCTTTGATTATGACGGGAAATATGAAGATGGTGAGCCTAATGATCAGGTTGCATTGGAGGAGACTAAATTAGCAATTACACTTGCAGGTCTTGGAGCCAAAGTACATTTATGCCGCATTGGTAAGTTTAAGTCCATTAAAGGCCAGAAATATGCAATTGATGATCATCTAGAAATTGGTGGTACATTATCAGAGGTTTTAAATGATTGCATAGACCCAACCATGGTGAAGAATAGTGAGGAATACTATTTGTACACCGCTAGAACACAATGGGGAATATTTAACGGACAATGGGTACGCTTATCTGACGGCATGCAAATGAGCAGTCAAAGAATACGCACCGAACTTGCTAATCAATCGTGGCTTCGTCCTGGGCCAAATGGTCGAATGACTATCGCAAAATTAGCAGATGCTTATCCCGCTTGGAGCAAGCGCCTGAATCTGAAAGGATTAGGCATGTTTCCACAACACCAAGGGTTTAACATTACGCCCGACGGCTACTATAATTTCACGAAAAACTGGAAGTATGAGCCACTTGCAGGACCATGCGACCCATGGCTACATTGGTGCAAATACTTTTTTAAAGATGCTCCAGAGTTTGAAGAGTTTTTCCATAATTGGGTTGCACAGTTTTTACAAAAACCCTGGGAAAGAAACAACACAACCATTCAGTTTATTAGTCCAAGACAAGGCATTGGTAAAAGCTTTACTGTAGGTTGGATAGCAGAAATGATGGGAGAACTATCACTGTCATTAGGCCCTGATCGGTTATTTGAGAGGTTCAACTCATTTCTATTGAATCGCATATTGATTATTGTAGATGAGCCAAGCACTGACAATGCAAGGCATGCAGATACGGTGAAAAACTACGTAACCAATGACTCGATTCCTATTGAGATTAAAAATCAAGATGTATTCTCAATTACAAATTACATTAACTATGCATTTACAACCAATCATGCAAAAGTGACTACAGTAAATGAGGGTGCAAGGCGGGAAGCCATTTATATTCCCCATTCATTAGACCCTATTGCATGCCATGCAATGATTCATGATGTTAAAGCATGGTGTAAAGAAGAGCAAGGCTTTGAGCACATGATGCATTTTTACACAACAAGAGATCTTTCTACATTTGATTCACGAGCACCAGCACCAATGACCGATCATAAGCAAGAAGTAATACAAGCCAGTAAGTCGGCATGGGCACAGTTTGCACAGGATGTTTGGGAATGGGTTGATTTAGAACTTGATGGTGTGGCAGCACTTAGTAAGAGTATGATGACCACATTGATTCGCTATTTTGACTATGAGTCAGCAAGACTGACAAGTCACAACATTAATAATTCATTTAATGAGCTTTGTTTTGTACAGCAGAATAAAGTGATTAAGAATCATGATGGACAACCAGTGAGATGTCTTTTATTAGGCAGAACCGCAAGAGACTTAAACGTGAACTATAAAGACGTATTAGACAAAACCAACCTTGCAATCGAGAAATTAATTCAGAGAACAAATTTTTAATTTATTTCATATGATGATATTCAAAAGTACAATTATGTGGTATAATGTACTTGTAGTTAGTAATACAGGTTGTAAGTTTAATTCGTAATTCTTAACTTTAATAAGGAGCTTTATATGGCACATATGATAGCCAAAACAATCGACGGCAAGGATGCTATTGCCTATGTCGGTGAAACACCATGGCATGGTCTTGGTCAACAATTAACCGCTGATGCACCTATCGATACTTGGGCAAAAGAAAGTGGTCTTGATTTTCAATTGTTAACCACACCTATTTTATTTCAACCTACTGCAGATAGAATTAACCATGTTTATAACGGTAAGACAGTAATCTATCGTAAAGACACAGCAGAAGCCCTAGGTATTGTGTCCAACCGTTACAAAATTGTACAGCCTATTGAGGTCCTACATTTCTTTAAAGAAATTATTGGCCCTGTTGCACAACTTGAAACAGCTGGTGTATTACGTAATGGTGCACATTATTGGGCACTCGCTAAAATGGAAGGTGAATTTAACCTTGCAGGCGATAAAGTAATGCAGTATTTGTTATTAGCTTCATCAGCCGATGGTTCATTGGCAACACAAGCAAGATTGACTACGGTCCGTGTGGTGTGCAACAATACAATGCAAATTGCACAAAATCAAGGTCAAGCAGTTAAAGTTAGACATAATTCCATCTTTGATCCTTCTGATGTGCTTAAGAAATTAGGTGAAATTAATGCTGGCTTTAAGGCATTTCAAACAACTGCCGAAACATTAGCACGGATTAAGTTGGACTCCGCAAAAGCCAAACAAATCTTTGTCAATGTATTAGGTGGTACCGAGGACAAACCAAGCCGCCAAGCATTACGTGCCTTGGATTTGTTTGAAGGTCGTGGTATTGGTAGTGATTTGGAATCAGCAAACGGTACTGCATGGGGTGCATTAAATGCGGTTACACAATTAGTTGATTGGGAAAATGCTAGAACCGATGATGCACGTATCCGTAGTGCATGGTTTGGTTATGGTGCAACACTTAAGCAAAAGGCATTGGATAACTTATTGCTAGCTGCTTAATATGGTGGGGCATAGCTAAATACTATGCCCCTTTTTGTTTATATGAAAGGAAACAGAATGTTTTTAGATAAATACAACATTCCACAATGGTTAGAAGTTATAGCTTTGGCTGTAACAGGAATTGTACTAGGTTGCATGTTTGCTTATGGGATACTTGACCTATGAGAACACCTTTAGCATGGCATCAGAAACGTCAACAGGCAGAAATGTCACACGTTGCAGAAATCGTTCTTGATTTAATTCGAGAACAAGGGCCGATTAAGATCACAGACTTAGCTACAGCAGCTGAAAAAGAACGAATCGGTTCTAGAGCTCACATTTACATGAACCTAACTTGGCTTCGAAACAATGATTATGTGAAGGTTGAAAACCCGAATAATAATCTACGAATTAAAGAGTTGTCGGTCGCTGATAAAGGTACGCAATATTTAGAGTCGGACAATGGTTGATTTTTCAACTATAGAATACACGTATTGGGAGCCCGGAATGAAGAAAGAAAAAGTCTTTATTGATTGGTCTACAATCGAATTTTTAGTTGATCAACTAACCACGCAAATTCGTAAAAGCGGTAAGCAATATGATGCAGTTGTTGGTGTCCTTAGAGGTGGATTGGTGCCTGCAGTAATGCTTAGTCATCGGTTAAAGTTGCCTATGTATGTAGTTTGGCCTGATTCACAATTAGGCGACGGTTTACCTAATTTATTATTTGTTGATGAAATTTATGATACAGGTAAAACCATAAACCGTTTGCAAGCATGTCACCCATCTGCGGATTTTGCAGTGTTGTATCATAATAGTGACTTACCGCCTTTAAAGTTTTACGGCACAAAACAATTACTAAACAAATGGTTGGTCTTTCCTTGGGAGATAGAATGACTTCATTCACTACAGAAGATCGTGAAAATGCAGCAAAAACACGCTATTGCTCATCATGTATTTCTTATCAACCTGCAGAAACAGGACAAGTTATACAAACAGCAAACAAATATATTAAACGTTGGCAATGTGCTAATTGCACAAATAAAGTTAGCGCACAGCAATTAAAAACAAAGAAAGACAGATAATGAGTGTTATTCTGTACAATAAGCAAAAATGGGAAATTGCTTATGAGGATTGGGAAAGGCTACTTAAAACTGCAAAAGCCGAAGAACTTTTGTTAGACCCGAAAGCAATATGGGATGAGGCATGGAGGCATGCATTCATGATCTCACTTAGCATTGTACATAAGCATGATGTGGCCAATAATACAAAGCCAATACAGGATGACCTATTAAAGGAGCTGAAATGAATAACGAATGGAGTGAATGGGTAGATGCTCGTAAAGCATTTTTAGGTGAACACCATATTTGGTGTAATTTCTTTTTGGGTGAACCTGCTGAAACCTGTTCAATGTGCTCAGATCTTAAAAAGAATTACCCTATCAATAATCAGTCGGAAGATGAGCTTCTTGCCAAGCATTTCCCACAGGCTAGAAAGGTTCAAAATGAACGCAAATGAACTAGCAGAAGGAATACTAGCAATAGAAGAAAGAATATTCTTAACAAAGAAAGAACATCAATTATTTCAAAATTCAGCCACCATGCTACGCCAGCAACAAGCTGAAATAGAGTCATTGAAAGACAAATTGTATTTAACCAAACAATCACTTGATATTGTTGATAGTTGGATTGGAAAGGCACAAGAAAAATGAACGCAAATGAACTAGTTGAAGATTTAGAAGGGGCTAAGTTAGTAATATTAAGACTTAACAATATATTACGCCAACAACAAGCTGAAATAGAAGCGTTGAAAAACAACATGAACACAGCAACCAATGAGTTGTTGCAGAAACAAGATGAAATAGAAGCGTTGAAAGCCAAGCTAAAACAATATCACTTAAAAGAAGATTTAGATAGAAACCTAAATTTAATTTATGGCAAGGAGTTTATTAAATGAACAATGAACCAGTAGCGTGGATGTATGCCTGTAATGGTGTATGGACTGCATTTTCAGATGAATTGCCACCTGATGATGCTTATGATGAAGGAACTTTGACACCACTTTACACCCATCAAATAAAAGATTTAACTGAAGATGAAATAAAGAAATGTGCTGATAGTGTTTGCCATGCTTGGAAAAAGAATGGTGTTGGTGAACTTTATATGGAAGATTTTGCTAGAGCAATACTAAGAAAGGCACAAGAGAAATGACTCATATTTCTAAATGCGAACATGGAGTTTACATGGCTCTTTGTCGTAAGTGTTTTCCAGGTCAAGTTGATGTTGAATTTAATAAAGACGATTATTGTTCACCACAATTAAAGACACTAACAGATGAGGAAATAGTGTATTTAGCCAAAAGATTTGAAGGTGTATGGAATGGCGAAATAGATTACAAAGGATTTGCTAGAGCAATATTAAGAAAGGCACAAGAGAAATGAACTTTATAAACTGGGTATTTGATGGCAGTTTTAAATGGTGGTTACTTGGTGCAGTTATTTTTTACATCATAGCTAGATATAGTTAAGAAAGGCACAAGAGAAATGAAATTAACTACTGAAGAAATACACAATATTTATTTACATCAAAGCGGTATAGCGGAAGGTTTATCAAGAGCGGGTTCTGATGCAGACTTTCCTGTGATGTTTGCAGAGGCAATCATAGAATTTTATGAATCACGAAAGACACAAGAGAAATGAACCAAGACATTTTTCAAAAAGTCCGAGAGTTTAGAACAAAACTAAAACTCCCAGTTTCAAATAAAGCTCAGCTTTTAGACCCTGTTGATATTAGCTTTTATGCCCGCTTTTTAATGGAAGAACTTAGTGAATTAATGAAAGCGCATGAAAAAAATAATTTGGTTGATGCTGCTGATGCTATTGCTGATTTGGCCTATGTCACAATGGGTTGTGCTCATCATATGGGGATTAACCTACCTAAAATTCTAAATATTGTGCATGAAGCCAATATGAAGAAAGAACCCGGAACTACAAGCCGCGGTTATATACAAGATGCAGTTAAACCTGAAGGATGGACAGGCCCTGAAGACATGATTGCATTAGAGCTGTTAAACCAGTGTAGATAGGAGAAAATAATGAATAATGCATATATTTGGACAGCTGCAGGTACTGACATTACAATCCGTTGGCGTGCAAAGTACGGTTGGATACCCCCATCAGAGCTGCAAGAATACAAAGACAAATGGAAGTTTTTCCAGAACTTGCCTTTACGTAATTTAGATGATGCAGCCAAAGAACAATACGAACAAGTACTTCGTAAAGCAAAAGTTTTGCGTATCAAATGAGATTTCGTGAACTTAAACCTCGTAAATCAAGAACTAAAATGTCAGTACGTAGAAGATTTTCTCGTACTGATAAGTTTAATCGATACCATTTTTATAAAACACTAATTAACTGGGGTCGTATTGCACCTAGAAGATGGTGGAAAAAATAATGTTTACTATTTATCAAAGTATGGTATAATGTAAACACTTAATTCAAAACACTAAATACAAGGATACTAAATGAATATTTTCTTTTTGCATTCCAATGCTAAAATGGCTGCTATATTCCACTGTGATAAACATGTGGTTAAGATGATTATAGAGTCAGCACAGCTCTTAGCCACTGCTCATCACGAATACGGCCATCCAGTTTCGTATAAACCAACACATAAGAATCATCCATCGGCCGTATGGACTAGAGAATCTAAGCTTCATTACAACTATGTCTATGACCTAGCTATTGCATTGTGTAAAGAATACACAAAACGTTACGGTAAGACACATGCAACAGAACACATACTTAAAAAAGAGTTATCAGTTGCACCCCCTTCTCTTACATTTAGTGGTTGGAAAAACCCACCACAATGCATGCCAGATGAATGTAAAACAAATGATACGGTCCAAGCATACCGCCAATATTATCGCTATAAGAAAAATATTATGGTTATGAAATGGAATAAAGATAAAGCTTATGCACCTGATTGGATGAGGCACCATGCTTAATAAAAATAAATGGGATTTAAGGTATTTGGAAATGGCTAAATTGGTATCTACATGGTCCAAAGATCCATCAACCAAATGTGGTGCGGTTATTGTGGATCCAAATAACCATATTGTTAGTGTTGGCTTTAATGGTTTTCCTGTATATGTTGATGATAAACCTGAACGCTTACATGACCGTGAACTAAAGTATGCAATGACAATTCATGCCGAGAGAAATGCAATTATCTTTGCTCATCAAAACTTATATGGTTGCACAATGTACACATACCCGATGCAAGCTTGTAGTGAATGTGCTGCAATGATGATACAATCAGGAATAACTAGACATGTAAGCTTTAATAAAAGGCCTGAAAGGTGGAATAAATCATTTCAAATAGCAAGCGACATGTTTAAAGAAGCATTTGTAGAAATAAAACTTTATGAGGAAAACCAATGAATTTATCAGAGCTAATTAACCAATTAGTAGAAGTAAAGCAACAAAGAGCTGATCTTGCACTACAAGATAGTGATTTATCTAAACAAGCGGCACAATTAGAAGCAGATATTATGCATGCCATGTCAGAGGCAGGTACAACCAAGGCGGCATCCGAAGCTGGTCATTCAGTTACTATGTCTAAAAAGACTGTACCCGTTATTACGGATTGGGAATCCTTTTATGAATATGTTTCCCAAACCAAAAGCTTTGATTTACTCCATAAACGTTTAAGCTCTACTGCGTTTAAGGATCGAATCGAACAAGGTGAACAAATCCCCGGTTCATCGGCTACTGAATTATGGGGAATTAACTTAACTAAGTCACGTAAATAAGGAACTAAAATGGCTAAAAACGAAATTGTAACTTTTGAATCCGAACTTGCTAAATTAGCAGAACAAAGTATTGCAGCAGAAAAAAGCTCTGCAGGTGTTTCATTCATTACAACCAGCGGTGGTGCACTAAAGTATCGTGATAACCCTATTGCAAAGAATGAATTGGAAGTTGTTGTATTGGCATCCCCAATTGAGCGTTTGTACTATACATCACGTTATGATCCAACAAATAATGCGCCTCCTACATGTTTTGCTCTAGGATCTACATTAACAGGATTAAAACCAAGTCATTTATCGGATACTTCACAATCAGAATTATGTGAAACATGTCCTAAAAATCAATGGGGTAGTGCTTCAAATGGCGGTAAAGGAAAGGCTTGTAGTGAAAAGCGTCGTTTATTCCTCATAACATCTGATTCTATTGCAACACCAGAAGCAGTAAACATGGGTGAAGTGGCAGCTCTTCGTATTCCAGTAACTAGCGTTAAAGGCTTTGCAACATATGTTCAAACGGTGGCATCAACAGTTAAACGACCATTGGCAGGAGTTGTTACTAAGATTGCATTGGTACCTGATCCTAAAACACAATTTAAGATTCAGTTCACCTTTGTTAAAGCCATTGAGTCTATTGACATTGTTAAAGCTTTATTGGCAAGAGGTGAGAAAGAAGTAGCTAATGCTATTAATTCACCAGATGTAGAAGGTGAACCAGAAGCGCCTGCATTAACATCATCAAAGTATTAAGATGACAGATCCAATCTTTTTGGATTTTGAGACAGAAGCCATCGGGCCAAGACCGGAACAGTATCCGCCTAAACCCGTTGGCTTGGCTGTTTTAGATCGTACAAACCAGTTTAAATCTGGATATTACGCATTTTGCCATGATAGTAACAATAATTGCACTTATGAAGATGCAAGAAGACTATTAATTCGTATATGGGAATCAGGTAGATCTATTTGTTTTCATAATGCAATGTTTGATATGTCAGTCATTACTGAGAAATTTAACCTACCTTTTATTTCTGCAGAAAGAGTACACGATACCTTGGTACTAGCTTTCTTGTACAATCCATATGTCAGAAGTTTATCATTAAAAGAACTATGTGTTGAATGGCTTAATATACAGCCTGAAGAGCGTGATCAGCTCTTTGAATGGCTAGTCAATCACATACCTGCAGTTGCCAAAAAGCCTAAGACCGCTGGAGCTTACATTGCCCGTGGTCCGGCGGACCTTGTAGGAATGTATGCAGAGGCCGACGTTGCATTAACAGCCAAGCTATGGGACTTTACCTTAACTGTTCGACAGCATATGCCACGGGCCTATCTCAGGGAAATTGAGCTAATGCCGATTTTATTGGAAAACTCTAAGTTAGGTATCCGAGTGGATAGAGATGGTCTGAATCAGTCATTGGAGAAAGCCAAGGCAGATATTTTGCAATGTGAGGTCTGGTTGAATAAATACTTCAATGCAGACGATATTAACTATAATTCTGGTGCTCAGCTGGTTCAAATCATTCAAAGTAAAGGTTGTTATGACAAGAACAAAAAATGGCCAACGAGTGATAAAGGTACGCCTTTGTCAGATAAAGATACACTTGCAAATCTGATTACAGATCCTGAGCTATCATCCGTTCTACGGTATCGAGATGTGTTGGTCAAATTGACAGGCACATATATTGAGCCATGGTTAGAGCAGTCTGCTTCTACAGGTCGGATTTATACAGAATGGAACACTGTAAGAGGTGAAGCAGGTGGTACAAGAACAGGTCGATTATCATCAAAGCCTACGTTACAGACCATGCCTACTCGAGGCCCAAAGACTCCTCTACCCTCCGAGATTCGTGATCTTATTATACCTAAGGTTCGTGAATATATCCTTCCTGATGAGGGGCATTCCATGATCGCATGTGACTACAATGCACAAGAGCTTCGGTTATTTGCTTACTTTGAGGATGGACAGCTTAAAGAACAGTACTTAAAAGACCCTAAAGCTGACCTTCATACATTTAGTAAGAATCTAATGAGTGAAAAGGTTGGTAGAGACATTCCTCGTGATTATGTAAAAACACTATCATTCGGTATTTTGTATGGCGCAGGCCCTAAAAAGTTATCTGAAATGTTAAGAATTCCATATGAAGAAGCTAAAGAACTTGTGGATCTTTATAAAACAGAAGTAGCCACCGGACTTCCTAAGATTAATGAAGATCTTATGGCTAGATATAGAGCCAAGATCCCGTTTAAAACTGTCGGTGGTCGACTAATAAAAGGTGAACCGCCAAAGATAATCCATGGTAAATTAATGGAATTTGGATTTAAATCTCTTAATACATTAATTCAAGGTTCTGGTGCTGATATGGCAAAGAAAGCTATGATTGATTATGCCAAAGTAGCTACACATTCACGGCTTTTGCTATCTCTGCATGATGAGATTGTTATTACTTGTCAAAAAGGATATGAAGAGCAAGAATCTAAAAAACTAGAATTAAGTATGGTCAATGCATTTCCAATGGATGTCCCTTTTATTGCCGAGGCTGTAATAGGCAACAACTTCGCAGAAACTAAATAAGGAGCAATATGTCTATTAAAACAGAACAAGAAGTACAAGAAATGATGGAAGGTAAAGATGCGCCATTAACCGATATGATTTATGGCATTCCACAACAGCATACTCATCGTGATACAGATATATTGCCTGAGCCAAATGGTTTATTAAGAGGTGAAAGTAATCCATTACAGTTATTTATTAACATGTATCAACCCGGCGAATTTGTTACTAAAGAACAGTTTAGAAAGCACTTACTTCAGATTTTAAATAATTGGCACAAGTCAATGACTGAAAAAGAAGAATGGGCTGGAAATCGTCAGCTAGGAATATCTTTAAAACAAACATTTCCTCATGTGCAATGGGGCGATAAGTTTAAAGGATCTATGTTTTATGTTAAAGCTGAGACACATTTTGAAAAATGGTTATTTGATGAGACTATGACCACAGAAAAGAAATCAGTAGGCGCATTAAACCAAAAGCAATTGCATAAAGCTTTAGATGACTTTATTGCTACATTTAAGGAGACAATATGAAACGCATAGATGAACTTGCACTTTTAGAAGATCAATTTTCTAAAGAGCAAAAAAGAGCAACGTTAATTATGCTTATTCTTCAAGCAATTGAAAATGTCGAAAAACTTATTGAAGGCAATCCTGAATTTATAGAGTCTCCAATGGCATATAATTTAGTCGGTGGAATTATTGATCAACTTAAAGCATCAGTTCCAACTATTTATAAACCTGCAGAGTATTCTCTTGAACAACAAATGAAAATGGGTGATGGGCAACCTGCACAACCGTTGTTTGGAGGTAGATATGGAGACTAGTCTTAAAGAAGTTGAACTTGTCTTTAAAGTCAAAATTGCAACATATAAAGTTAGAGAACTTGTAGAACATCAAACTAAAATCTTAGATTCTTTTCAAGATGTAATTAATAGAATTTTGTACACAAACGGTATTTCATCAGATGCTGTTTTAACACTAAGTGGAGAAGAATAATGGCTGAGCAATCTGATTTTCAAAAACAGTTCTTTGCTAAAGGAACAGGCGGTACTTTATTTACTCAAAAAGAGTTTGATGATGCCTTGGTTATGGCTAAAGCTGAAATTATGTCTATGGCAAT